AAAGCGTTAAACCACCTAGGCTCCGCTAGCGTTTCGCGGTCTTGGTAGCAGGATAAGAGTTGTTGGCACCCGTCCCCCTTGCCACTACGTATCATAATTTTGGAGAACTTGTTGATTGAGGAATCGGCAAACTGCTGTCCTAGCGCAGTCAACTCGCGTTTTGGTAGCGCCTCAACTTCATCCTCTACGCCAAGTATGTCGCGTAGCTCATTGAAATCTATGGGGCCAGTTTCTCTTATTACCTCTACTTGCTTAGGTGGGTCATCTTTAAAGTTATACGTACCGGGCACTCTAAGTACACGCGCAACTTCAAACACCGCAGAATCTACATATAACTCATGCGTAAAGCACAGCTCACGTAGTCTGGACGCTACAGGCTCCCACTGCTCCCGCGACACTTCTTCTGTCAATGCCCAGTACACGTGGATACCACGCCCTGAGTTAACAAGAATAGGGTCAGGTAGTCCTACCAGTTCGCAGAACCCTTCCAATGCCGCTAGGCCGTCATCCTGCGTAGTGTAGCCGTCAGGGCGTCCTGTCTTTTCGTTAATCTTTGCCTTAGTAGGGCCACAGTCTATGTCAAGCCAAAAGGCTTTGAGCGACTGTACGTTGTCCTTCTTTCTGTCTATATCGGTCTGGAATTTAGCTACCGCAAAGAACGCATTGTATTTATCAGCCACAAACTGTTCTGATATTTCGTCTAGTTCCTCACGGGTTTGTACAAGTTTCTGTACAATGCTCCTCCCTTTGATACCGAAAGCGCAGAACCAACCGTCTCGTGGTTGCACCGCGTCTAATAGGTCGAATGTCATCCCTAAGTCCTTGCTGTGTAATTTTATTTGTCAGCGGCTAGTGAGCTTATTATTTCTTTTATCTTGTCTACTTCGGCTCGTGGAGCGTTAACCCCACAGAACCAGTTGTAGATCGTTTGCCTTGTGACTCCTAAGTGAACTGCTACATCCGAGACGGGCACATCACGTTCGATGCAAACCCGCCCCAGTTGTACGCCCAGCAAGGTGTCATCGGCTTTTTTATTTAGCTCGATAAGCCTATTGCTGTAGCCATAGCTCATTACTCGTCATCACTCCACGCGCTCACTACATCAGCGAGACTGTTGGTTTCAGGCTTCGGTTCGGCCTTCTTAGCTTGACGCTTAGCTGGCTTAGCTTCTTCCACGGCAGGAGCATCTTCTTCCTCGTCCGGCTCATCAGAATACACGATCTCGGCACTAGGTGGTAAGGCAGTAACCTGATCCGCCTGTGCTGTGGTGATCTTGATGTACGTATCCGTGTCAGGATTTTTCTGTGCCGCAAGGACTAGCTCGTACTCTTCGTCTGATACCTGACGAACTGGTTTAAAGTTAAGCACATACGTCTGGCTCTGATTGTTAGGGTCGTGAGCGATCTGCGTAACCACGGTATCTGGAGATTCTCCGTTACCTGCAAGGAACTTAGTGTAGCTCTCAAACGGATGCGTATTCCCTACGCCCTTGCCAAACAATGACTTGGACGGAATCTTGAACTGATACACAGTGCCCTTAGGATCGCCCTCTACCATCACAGCAATGCGACGCTGGAACTTACATGCGCGTCTACCGTTGGCTCCTTTTACATTCTGTGGGCAGGAAGCACACGTGCTTGCCTGTGGGTTACTGCATCCTTCATCAGGCGCATCACCTTTATTAGACCAGCAGTCAGGGAGCGTGGGGTTATCAGGGTCATACTCTGAGCCATAAAACTCACGAGACACCTCTTTGTGAGCACCTACGATAATTACGTTAAGCGCATCACGCACAGGATCACCTGCTTGTTGCCCACTGATGATGCGAACAAAGTCGCCGTTGTTACGCGCTTGAATACGACGGGTGTTAGACACCGTAGTAGCTGGGGCAAATACGTCGCCCAGAGCGCCTTTACGTGGAGTTGATACTGTTACGCCAGTATTGTTTTCAAAGATTGAGACTTGTTTACTCATTGTGTACCTCTACTTAGAAGTTGGTTTACGTACTTGCACGGTATATTTGCGGTCGGCTTGAAGCCCTGCTGGTAATACATCAGGGTTTTCCTCAAGGAATTGCTTCATGTTGCCGTTGTGGATTCTTTGTTCAAGCAGATGCGGAGCGTCATGTTCCTTAATCATCTTGTACATAGCCTCCCAGTCACTCGTCCAATACCGTGACGTTATACGACGAGTGACCGTGCCTTCTGGGGTTTTAAATCCGTCTTGGCCGTTTTCCTCGCATATGTCTAACAAGGCTTGGCCTACGGAATCTAACTGCTCTCTGAGAGCGGCCATTTCTTCTTTGTGCGCGTGCTCTTTTTCGCGTATTGCATCACGAATCTTAATGTACACGGGCACAAGTTTATCGGCTGGTGTTGCCATAATTGTTACCTCTTTGGTTGACTCCATTCACAACTATAGTGTTGTTTTTGACTTTGTCAAGAACTTAATTCTTGACGGTACAGGTCGATGATCTTCTCGTGATTGTTAATATTGTTTTGAAGCATCTTGTACAGTCGTTCTTCTGTTGGACTTCCTTTAACATGCACAACCGTCATAGAGTTCTTTTGCCCGGGACGGTTAATACGTGCATTGGCTTGCAAGTAAGTCTCAACGCTGGTTACTGGTGCATACCAGATGATTGTGTTTGCCGCAGTCAGAGTGAGTCCATGCGACGCGGCTTGCGGTTGTATAATAAGAACACGAGGCGTGGGCTGTTCTTGAAAATTTTGAACAAGATCACTGCGCTTGTTGAGAGAAACTTTGCCGTTAATAACGCCGCACGGATAGCCTTTATTCTCCAGATAATCGCGTAATAGCTCAATCGTGTGCGTAAAGGGAACGAAGACAAGCACTTTGTGTGACGACTCATTAATCACTTCCTCGATAACTTTTAAGCGGCTGGATACATCGAACTCAATAACCTCACGAGTATCGGTGTACACACAGCCACCGGATATTTGTAATAGTTTATTGATCGCAGTAGCCGCGTTGACCGCAGTTACTTGCTCACCGTCTGCCTCCATCATCAACTGTTTCTTCAGCGCGGTATAGTATTTCTCTTGCTGTTTGGTCAGCGGCGCGTCTCGTTCTACGTGCGTAACGTCAGGCAAATCAAGACACTGATCTTTCTCAAACCGGATAGCTGGCTGTAGTAGCCTATGAATGTAGTCCTGTGACTTTGGCTTTGGCACCCACTTAAACTGCGTCACCTTGTACATCACTGAGTCACGGAACTGACCGTAATACTTAGGACACTCCTTTGGGTTTACTAGCTTAGCCAGACCATAGGCGTCTAACGGAGACTGCGCGGCGGGCGTGCCTGTCAGCATCCACAGCCACTCTGTGTTCTTCATTATGTTAAATAAGACCTTCCACCTATTAGTTTGTGGGTTCTTATATGCATTGGCTTCATCAACTACGATCATGTCGAAGCCACCAGCCATAATCTCGTCTTTAACTACACCAAGCCCGTCAAAGTTAATGACCACGAACTCGGAGCCAGCTTCAATAACCTTCTTGCGTGTACGCTTGTCGCCGTAAGCAACGGAACAGCTACGGTGCATGGCAAACTTAAACAAGTCCTGCTGCCACGCAGATTTCATAATGGATAACGGACAAATCACAAGCACACGATTTACACGCCCTTGCTTCATCAGATAGTCAGCCGCCCAGATCACAGATGCTGTCTTACCTGTACCTTGCTCGTTGAAGCAGAACGCCTTCTTGTGTAGCGACAGAAACGATGCTGTCTCTCTTTGGTGGTCGAATGGCGCGAACTTGCCTGTCCACTCGTAATCACGGTTGATTGTTGACGGGGGCTTTTTAAGAGGGAGAGTGGCAAGGGTCTGCATCTCGTCAAGCCCCCAATGTACAGCCACTTTGTACACACCATCATCTTCTTTTTCTAAGATTGCGCTTTTCTTAATCGCATCCGTGATGACATGCGGGTTGCGTGTCCGTAACGTCAGGACTTTATTTTCTACGACTTCCATTCTTTTTGACTGACCTATCGCTGTTGCGAGAGAACGAACGGTTTGCCGATGCGCTCTTTACTCGCAGGTTACCTTTCTTGTTAGATCCGCCCTTTGATATAGGTTTCTTATGATCTACGTCTTTACCGTCACCCTTACGGACACGGCCTTGTTTTTCTAGCTTGCGTCTAGCGGCGTTGCGCTTAGCACGGTTCTTCTTTTGTTCTTCTGACCCTTGGTACTGTTCATACTCTTTCTTGTATGGACGCTTCTTGTTCACGTACGGCATTGTCCTGTCCTCAACGTTTGGAGTTATGCTCACAGTGTACTACAGGGCAGTATCGGCACAATGGGCCAGATATGGGGTTCCACACCCCTGAGTCCTCTGCACCCGTCAGTCTATCAAGCAACGGGTCAAAGGTCTCGAAATACTTGTTGCGATCTTCGATGAAGTGGTCTTTCTTTATAAATTCGTTGCTAACCACAAAGCACAGAGCTGATTTGATCTTCTTGAGCTGTGGAAAGTGGACAAAAAGTGCGGCGGCTACGATGTCTAGCTGTTTAGTATCCGCGTACTTAGCACTTTTACTGGTCTTGTAGTCCACGGAGTATGCGGTATCGCCTTGGACAATCACCAAGTCAGCGATGCCACGCCACCAAACTTCTTTATCAAAGAAGCCGCACGGTGCGTAATTCGTGTCTGTCAGCTTTAGACCGAGCTTCATCTCGCAATGCTTTTCGCCTTCGATTTTATTTAAGGCTTCTAGCGTATCTCTAAGATATGCGAATCGTTCCGGTACAGGTGTACCTAACTTGATGAAATCTTCAGCCGCCTTATGCACTTCTTGTCCATAAATAGTGGCCTCACTACCTTCGTCTTTAACATCCTTCACTACCTTCAGGTGAAAGTATTTCTTCGGGCACTGCTCAAATGTCTTGAGACTACTGTAAGACCATGTTGTCATTTGTCATCCTTCGTCTTTATAAAATTATGCGGGTCGATCTGCGTCCACATCATCTTCTGCAAAGCATCTACGTATGCGTTATACGTAGTCTCTACAAATTCCTGCTGTCTATCACCGGGGATAAACAACTCTTGGAACTCATGCGGAGTACAGTCGATCTCAATCTTGATCTTCACTCGGACTATCTCCCATAAACTCCTCCCACGCTGTAAAACTAAAATCCACGTTATTCAGATGTATATACCCTATCACCTGCATGGTCTTTAGTTCCGGCCCAAGATCTCCTTCCATGTGTATCAAAGTGTTGCCCCCATGAGTAAGTAGCCTTAACCAATACTCTCCATCATGGCTCCAAGCTACTATACCTTCTGCTTTACCTCCTGATATAGCAGTAGGCGGGCCCGCTATACTACTCAAATACCCCAAGTGCCAAATAAAATCATTTTTAATTATTATGTCCATCTAACTTCTCCAATCTCTTAATCTCTGCCTCTGCATAGAACTTAATTTTCTTCGCATCGCGTAGCATCTTGCTATGTGCTACTTCACCGTAGCGGTAGCACGCACGGAATATCTCGCCTATTTGAGCGTTCATATTTTTGTGCGAGATCAGGTCTTGCAATTCTTTTGCATCATTTGGCAATACGTAATAGTCAGCCGAACTGCCATCTGACACCAACTTTAACGCTCTCTCTAACGGCATAGGCGCAGGCGCTTTGTGTACCTTGACTTCTGGCTTTTTAGCCTTCTTTAAAGAGTCACTGTAACTCCACACCGTGCTGTACGGTATGTTGAACCGTTTGGAAACGGCGGCCAGTGAATAGTTTTTTGCGTTTTGCATGTATTTAATAGCGGCTTCGCGCTTTTGCTTTTTAGTCTTCATTTGGATTACCTCTTTTGTTAGTCCACTTGACTATTTCCTCCTCAAGGTGTCTATCTACGATATAGCCCTTCATTGGAGGGTTCATTAGGCTTTCGCCTCTTTGTCTATACGATTTGGCTCTGGCCTCGTCGTCTAGCATCTCGTACTCCTCTGCGAGGAATAAGTACCACCTAGCGGCACTCTCGATTGTGATCCCCATGCTTTCCATTAGGTCACGCTCAACCTTTGGTATCTTTCCCATCCTCGTACTCCGTTTCGTCATAAGGTTGACGATGTAAGTAATCGCCACAGTCTTGGCCTATTTTTAATAAATTATTCATGATCCCCACCAGTTCGTGCTTGTAATGCCACTCATACTCCCTCTCGATGATTCGATCACGAGGATGCTCCATCCTGTATCTACGAACGTGCGGTTTTTTCTCAAAAACTTTAATTTCCATCGCGTCCAAATTCTGAACAAAAAATACTGACTTCATGCTCCAAACCTCTTTGCATGAATTACATGCGGAAAGTTAAAAGCTCGCTCATATCTGTAACCATATCGAGCTACCATCTGCTCAATTACTCGGTAGGTCTTGCCAAAGTGATCCGCAGTTTCCTGCATAGATCTGCCTCTGCTCCAATAGGTCATAATCTCTTCGACGGTAGTACCGTCATGATGTTTTGGGTGGCTCATTTACAATCTCCATACGAATCGCCTACGCCAGACTCGCAGTCCAACGGTAGTTCTGGTGCCCATTTAGGTCGTAACCGCATGCACAGCTCCACGTATTCCCGCGCTGTGTCTGCTTCATCTTCGGGAACCAAACAGCATATCGCATCGTGTACCGTCATGACGACTTGGTACTTCTTGGCTACACGTAACATCTGTTCACCGATCACGATACGCGCTAGTGCTTGACACACGTTCTCCACAACTTTTCCACCGTATATGCGATTAGGCACAGTGGTACGGCCTTTCTTGGTGTCGTACACCATTTCGTCACGGCCTTCTTCGTTGACTTGCGTGCGTAGATTTGGATACTTGATGTAGAACCCGTTAGGGAGACGGATACCGTGTTTTCCCTCCACGGTTAAAGCTAGCCCTCTCCCTAACGGGGACGTTGCACCTTGCTGTATAGCTTTAAGCGCGTCACCTGCGGCACGCCATAGCAAGGGTATCTGTGGATATGTCTCTCGGTATACTCTGATAATCCGATTACATTCTTCTGCGGGTAAGTCTACGCCAAAGGTTTTTAACTGCGCTCTGAACTTGACCGCACCCATACCGTATCCAGCACCAAGGATTGTTGTCTTGCCGACGAATCGTTCGTCCTTCGTTATCTCGTCCACTTCCTTTCCGTAGATAGCGGAGGCCATAATTTTGTATACGTCTTCGCCCTTGTCGAAAGCGTCTACGAGATCGTCTTGCCCTGCTAGCCATGCGAGCGTCCTTGCTTCAATCTGAGAAGAGTCCGAGTCGATAATCTTGTAACCGACCGGAGCTTCCATTGCCTGTTTGATTGCGGATGTGCGTGGTAGATTTTGGAGGTTAACTTTATCATCCCCGCCCCACCTTCCAGTGTGTGCCGCATAATAGCGTAGCGGGATGGGTAGCGTGCCGCGACTCGCAATCTCAATAAATCGCTGAGTACGTGTCTCTTCAATCGTGGATTTGACGCCAAGTCTAGCACTAACAAGGGCTTGGACGGCTTCGTTCTCATGCTCCAACAACGCCTTAAATGCTTCATCGGCCTTTGCAAATGCGTACGTTTCTTTTCCCGTCGTAGGGCTAATCTTTGTTGGAGGCTCAACTCCTGCAATCCGTAGTGCATTAGCGAACTTCTCATTGCTCATCAACTCCTCACGACTCTGAGTAATCATACCCATCAGCCGTTCTTTGTTCTCTTTGACTATCTGTAAATGCTCTTTGAGTATGTATTTGTTTAGCTCAATGCAAGGACGAGTAAACATACGTAGAGTGAGATCAACAAGATTAAGCTCGCTAACAGGGAACCTTTTAATAAGTATTTCAAAAAGCGCATACGTCAAGTCCACATCGTTGATGCAATACCCTGCATATGCTTGCATCTGTGCTTTGGGAAAGTCCAGACGTTTTAACCCTAGCGCATTAACTACTTCGGTGCCTTTCTTACCCAACCCGTAATACTGGGTTAGTGCGGCGAGGCTTCCGCCCACCTCAATAGTGTGAAGCGCACGTGCCATGCACAGCGTATCGGCTAGCTTCGTCGGGTGTATGTCGAAATGCCACGCCATAATCGCAAAGTCGAACATCCCGTTGTGTGCAAGAGCGATGTTGTCTTCCCACGGGAACTGCTCTAGCCACTGCTTGGTCAGCGCTTTGGTTCCACTGAACCACTGCGTTTCTTCGTCATTCTTCTTTACAGCTACCCCGATAACCTCAAAGCGAGGATCACGTATGTATTCTTCTGTTGTAAATTTGTTGAGGCCGTAGTCCTTCGCGTAATACGTCTCAAAGTCTATTGTGTATATGTCCATGTCGTCCCACTAATTAGTTAGTCAGTCTTTTCACTTTCTGTGGAACTGTCATCGATTACCACCGAACTTTAAACCACCACCTTTGGCACCGCGATCTTGGTCGCGCAGTAGCTCATTCATGATGCGTTGCGTGGTCAGGTCACCTTGGGCATACATTAGTCTCTGGAACACTTGCCCCACTTCGTCGTCAGATAGG